CTCGTCTTGCGTCCAACATTCTCCTCGGTAATCTGCTTTGACTCGTTCATAGTGGACATTCCACCATTGTTCATCACAGGCATAGAGGCAGTCTGCAAACGGCGCTCTGCGATAGCTGTCATTGACAGCAATGGTCGCCCATCCTTGGTCTCCAACGAGCTTGCAATCTTCCTCGGTGAGACTTGGTCCGCTTGCAACAATACAGGCGACACGCCCTGCCCAACGACCTGCGGTGCGGTCATAGAGCTTCTTGGTGCGGTCGCCACTCGAGGGTTTACTATTTGAACCAAGCCTATTGATTCCAGATCGTCAGCAACTACTGACGGAACTTTTAGTCTCATCTTTTTACTCACGCTACCAATGCGTGAATCATCAAAGTGAGACAAGGCAATAATTTCAACTAATTCCATCGCGGGGTTATTTCGGTTTTAGTTTAAAAAAGCCCCCATGCCGTTAAGCACAGGGGCAGTCACTTTACAGTGAACCGCTAATGAAAGCGGCGGGACGGTAAACTGTCAGAGCCAAACGCTCTTCAGCCAACAATGTCGCCATGTTCTTCTTGAAGTTGTCGCCATCTTCGAAGGAGATTTGAACTGCGGCATCCATGCGATCCCAGATTTGTGCGCCCATTGTGAAAGCACCAACCAAGAATGTGCCAGAAGCGATGCTGTTTGTTGCAACAACATTCTTACCCCAGACGCGAGGAGCCAAAGCATTGACAGGACCCATATCGCCGCCGAAGATGTATTCGCCGTAAGTGGTCTTAGCCAATTCGATTTCTTCCCAGTCAGCGGGATTGATCACGATTGTGTCAGCTTGGTACTCAGACAACTGGGCTTGAGTAATAGCTTTACGCAATGTGTCCAATGCTGTGTCGCCAGTGACATGACGATTGAATGCAGTGTAGTTGCCTGATGCCAAGATACCGGCGATGTTGCCGCTTGTACCCGCACCATTCAACAACTGATCTTCTTCTTCCAATTTCAGACCGTATGTCAAACGACCGTTGACATAAGACTGCAACTGGGGAGCGTCATCCAAGACTTGACGAGAGACTGGAATGAAGTGAGCCAAAGTGACCACAGGGGCGTTAGCCAATGTGAAGGTGATGGCAGACTCAGGCTTAGTCACATTCTCGCGGTTAGGGCTTGAATACTGAGCACCGGCGTTATTGGTGAACACATTTTCCTTGGTGTACTGAACCAAGTTAGAAGATGTACGACCGGAGGGCAGAATGTCACGAATAGTCAAGACGCGGTTCGGGGCAGTGTTAATGCCGGGGACTCGCATATCTTGAACCAAAGGTTGGTTCTGACCAGTAGCGTTAACAATGGCTGTTTTCAATTCCATGCGAGCAAACTTGCTCTTGCCTTGAGCCATCTGCAAAAATGCTTCGGACTTAACGAATTGTTCGCCAATTGACTCAGATTGCTTAGTGCCTTCTGCGCCTTTGTCTGTCAACTTGCGCTCGAGTTCCAAGCACTTGTCGGTCAACTCAGCGGCTTTAGCACTCAGTTTTTCCATAGCGGATTTTGTCTCAGCTTCCACAGATTTTGTGGCGGCGAGTTCACCATTAGCTTTTTCCATCCATGTTTTCAGTTCACGGGTAGAAGCGAGCAATGTGCCTTGTGTTTCTGCAAGGGCTTTGATTTCTGCGATATCAGACATGGTATTTCCTTTTAAAGAGTCCGAGATGATTTAAGATTCTCAGCGATCATTCGCTGAAGTTCATTTGGCAATTGCAATTCCTCGGACTCACTCCGAGCAAACAAACGCTTCGCACGACTTGCCGTTGCCGTTGCGAGCGACTTTGAAAAACCTCCTGCCTCACGCAAGAAGTCCTCAAAATCCTTGATGCTTTCGATCTGGTCAAGTGAAGTCTTAACGCTAGTTAAGTCAACGCGAGCCATATCGTCAGCAGGGAAAGTTACGACTGACACTTCTGCCAGATCGCTAATGTTCTTGATCACGCGAACAGTCTGTCCGTTGATCTCTGAAAATTCAATGTCGCTTTGCTTCAGCATATAGCCTATGCTCAAGCCATCAATTGTTTCATGTTGCATGGCGGCTTTGACAATGGCGGCTTCTGGATTGCCGTTGGTCAATTCGCCCTCGATGTACAAACCCTTTTCGTCCTCATACATCTTAGTCCACTTACCGATTGGCACTTCCCAAGATTTGTGATTGACGAACATCTTTGGCATACGAGCCGAGCCACTCATGATCGAATCAATGACGGACTTGTATGCACCCGCCATGATTGTGTCGTTGTAGCTGTCAATGCCGCCAAAGGTTGAAGCATAGCCACCGAACTTGCCGCTTGATGCGTCTGCAAATTTGAGGCTCACGCTGTTTAATGAAAGTTGCTTTCTTGCAATCATCTTACTCTCCGAGTCTTGTATCTTAGCCCATTCACGATCTGCCCAAGTCTTACCGGCATCACCGCCCCACAATGCCCAAGCGATGCGACCATTACTGGGATAACCTTCTTCACCCTGACGGAAACCTTCCGCTTGTTTATCAACTTCATGTCGTGCGAAGTATGACACCATGCGACCAATTGTCTCGTCAGATAAATCTACTTTGTTGCTAATGTCTCTCGCCCTTGCGATGCCTACCTCTGTGCCGCCGCGACCAAACTCACTGCGCCAGTCAAGACCACGCTGTGCTTCACGCGCCATCGCATCATTGGGGATTGGCATTGCTTTGTCCTAGTTGATCGACTGGTGCAAGGTTTACTTGCGCTGTCAACAAGTCGCCGCCTTCCATCTTTGGAAGATTCTCAAGCTGGCGCCATTCGTTGCGAGTGTAGAGTCCGTTCTGAACTCCTTTAGCACCGGCATCCAAACGATCAGCAAGTGAGCCACGCAAGATAGCATCAAGTGAGAACTCAACTGAATAAGTCTCACGCTGTCCCGCTGTCAGAACTCTACGCTCTAAGCATTGCTCGAGGGACTCAAGCATTGGGCGCAATCTAAATTTGTAGAAGCCTTCGATCAATTGACCAATGCCAGTACCCCATGTCGTTGTCTTGTTCGTATCGTTGATCATCACGGATGAGATGCCAAACCAACGAGCAATATCCTCAACGGAGAACTTGCGAGTATCAAGCAACTGCAAATCTGCGGGTGTCAAACTCAACGGCTCAAACTTTGCACCGGCTTCAAGGACTAACAAGTCATCGTCAGAACCTTCTGTCAAACCTTTGTAGTTGTTGCGAATCGCGGTGCGCTGATCTGCTGTCAACAACTTGTCGATCATAAAGACCCCAGGTCGTTTGCCGGACTTGTTGTAAACATCCGCTGTGTGATTCTGCGCTGAGATAGCAACGCCGACACTTGAACGCATATAGTCCAAGCGCGACATACCAACAATGCCGTTGCCCTTATCGCGCCAATGCAGGATTGACTTCTCGTCGTAGACCGCTACTTGTCCTTCGTATTGGTATTTGTAAACGATTGTTTTGTCAACAAGTACATCGACCTCAACTTGGTCTGAAGCCAGAGGCCACATCTCGATGACTTCACCAAGATCATTACGAACCAATCTTGCATAAGCATTGCCTCTGAATAAATAGTTCATCACCATGAATTGCCAGAACTCCATTGGAGTGTGGCGGCGATTTGGTGATGTATGAAGCAATGTCCACAATGCTGTGTCACGCGCCAAGGTCTTATGACCTTCAATACTTGCGTCTTTCTTGTAAACAAAAAGAGGCAAAGATGCGATGTTGTCTGTCAGTAATTCAATCGATGCCCATACTGCGGACACTTGCAACGCGCCATCAATGCCATAGTCTCTGTTGTTGTCATAGACTCGCGTGAATGGTTCGCCTAACTGGACGCCATCTTGTTGACCAGTAGAGCCAACATTGCCGAACCATCGGCGTAGGGATTGATAAAGTGTTGCCATTGGATTAGTGTTTCATTACAAGAGGTGCATCTAAGAATCCGTCAAGATCGCCTTCAGTTTGTTTTGACATACCGGCAACACCGATAGCCATTGCCAATGCGACCGCACCATCGATGCGCCCAGTCGCTTTCGCTTTGTTCAACTTTCTATTTCCCGCCGCATCCTTCTCGACACGCGCATTTGCCATACACATCGTCAGCACTGGATTACCACCATGCGCTAACTGCTCGTTAAGCAATGCAGTCTCCAAGGAATCAATTGCAGGAGCCATGTCTTTGAACCCTTGTCCGAATGGGACTAAGGGTAACACAAACCCAAGCTCATCAATCTCTTTCTTCAGCAAGTCAAATCGCCATCTGTCGAATCCGACTGCCACCACATTACAGTCAGCCAATACTTCCATCATCTCTTGCGCCACAACTTCATAGTCAATTGACGCGCCCAAGATTGTGCGAATGTATCCTTGGCTTTCCCAAATGTCGTAAGGCGCTCTATCTTTCCTAGCTCTATCTGCAAGTCCTTTTTCTGGTGTCCAGAATATTGACTTAGTGTGCCAACGATCGCGCCACGCAATCATGACCATCGCTGTTAAGTCGTTCTTGCCAGAAAGGTCAAGCCCAACATAAACAGGCTCTTCATAAAAGACCGACTCGTCAGGCTCAGAACTATTGAGAATCCAAACGCCTCTGCTTACGAATGGGGCAACCATCTCAACTCGCTGATTCAACACTAGGTTGCGAAAAGTCGGTTCAAAGCTCGGCATCCGCTTTGCTCTAGCGGCTTGCTCAATTACATCATCTAAACTTCTGAAGTGACCAAGCGCGGGATTAGCCGCCTTCCATGCCACATCATCTTCTAGGTCGCAATCTTTCTCAGCCTCGTACAAATGACAGACAATGTTTTTGTCCTCACTTGTCTTTGCATCATCCAACCAGACGCTAAACAAGTCAGCATCATTCGGGGCTTGCGTACTGATAGCCAACAACAACGGATTGTCGTGAGCACCCTGACTGGTTGTGATGGCATCTACAAAATCGCTCTGCGGTCCACGGACTTGCCCTAGCTCGTCCAAGATCGCAAGAACAGGAGACAAGCCATGCGCCGTTTTTCCCTCGGCACTGATAGCTCGGTACTCAGTATTCAATGGAATGCCAACGAGCTTCTTTGAGCTTGGCACTTCCCTAATGATCGTTCGCAACTCAGGAGATAAGTTGACTATCTTTGAGGCAAGGTCATAAACGATTGCCGCTTGCTCTCGACTCATCGCGCCACTGATAAGCTGACTGTTGCGCTTGGCTTCAGGTCCAACAAGGTGAGCCAGTAGCAAGCAAGCGATCAAAGCTGTCTTACCATTCTTGCGCCCGATGCTCAGATACCCACGGCGTGTGCCATGCGGGTTGTCGTAAACATCGAGAATAAATTTCTTTTGAAAGTCATCAAGCACCAACTGCTTGCCGACATCCTTGCCACTTGGGACATGGCAGTACTTCTCAATGAAGGCGACTACCCTTGCGCCGCGAGTAATTTGTTTTGTCATCGTGCAATCAGATCGTCAAAGGAGTTGAACTGCTTAGAGAACTTAGTCTGCTCTGTCCCTTGACCATTCAATGTGCGCGGGTCTTGCGCTGTCTGGTTCAAGCTCAGGCTTCTAATGATGGCAAGCTGTTGCCGCTGAAGCGAGTCAACAATGCTGATCAAAGGGTTTGGTATCGGTGTGCCGCGATCATTTTTCACAATGATGCCGGTGCGATCTAGGGATTGCTGATGTTTTCGAATGTCTGCCTCAAGCCTGACCGCTTTTGCGACCAGTAGCAAATCAAAATCTCGCCACCCCTCGCGTGCGCGGGCGCGCGTGAACTGCCCCCAAATTATAACTTCATCCTCGTTGCGTAAGACAACGCCTTCGGGCAAAGGGATTTTTTCTGACAGTTCGCCTACAAGCTGAACTACTTTTTCAACGCTATTCAAGCCCTGAAGTTGGTTTTTTGCCACAGTTCAAGCCTTTTTTCCGGAAGTTTTTTTTAATGTGGTGCTCATGCCGGTTTTGTAGTTTTGGGCTTTGGACTTTTCAATCCCCCCACCCGCTACAAATTTTTCATCCGTTTGAGGCCATCCATCGATACCGATTGTCGGTTTCGGTTTGTACCCAAGATCACTTATTGTCTTGGTCGCATGACACTCTGAGCAAAGAAGCTGAAGGTTTGATTCCTCATTGCCTCCCCCCTTAGAAACTGGGACTATGTGGTCTAGTTCGTCACCAAGTCTGGTGATTCCCTTTTGCAAACAATGAAGGCAAAGTGGATTCTCTCGAATCTTCTGCGATCTCATCTGCTGAAGTTTCCAACCAGTGAGCCGTTTATCAGAGTTTGACATTCGGCTTACTCGGCGTGAATACTTTGCAGTTCGCATGATGCAAACGACTATTCAGAGGTAACAAAACCTCCGCAAAGATAGTGGTCAACTTCTGCGTATTCGCTCTTGACGGTTTCATTATTCCACAAAAAAGATTCTTTGCAAGTATTTTTGATTGATACATAAAAAAATTTGCATTTCATTTAGCGAGCTTATCACTTGGTCGCCCTAAGAGTCGCTCTGTGTTCTTCCTAGCTCGCTTAACAAGTTGGCGTAAATCTTCTAGGCTGATCTTCAAAATTTTGCATAGCTTGGTCGGCGAAGAAAATTCTATGTAGTACCACTTGATCGCTAGGCGTTCCGTCTGACTGAGATCACGCATTACCTTCTCTACTGCTTCAGCATCTGGTAAGTCGCACCCAGTCTTGTCGCCTAGTCCCTGCCAGTGTTCAGTAGGTCGATACCAACGAAACATTGGATGCACTGCGCCGAATCCTCGCTTTGGTCTTACCCATTGCGCCCAATTGCGAAGCCGCTTATCGATGTTCTTCTCATCGTCATCTAGCTTAATGAAGTCAACATATTCCATGAATGCAAGCCTCGAAAATTTTTTGTAGCAAGCCCCCCCGAATTTTTTTAGGGAAAGTAGGGGATACCCACCCACCCCTTTTTTATTCGTGCGCTTTAGGTTTCCAAGAATTACCGAAGCCTTCTTGCTTGCGCCCTGCTTGGATTGGCATACCGGCTCGATCAACTAAGCGATCGACTTCCTCATCTTCCATTCCGAGCCGCGCTTGGATTTCTTCTTTGCTAACTCCTTCGTCAACAATGTTGCGAACGATTGCCGCCATTGGCAAGATGCCATGAGTTCCTCGCGCACGATTGTGGCGAATGGTACTCATCTGTCTATGCACTGGGTCAATGTCCACTGTGACAGTCGGCACTAAGCCACCAAATCGCGCCATCAGCCGTTTATCTGCGCTTACTGTGTATCGATGGAAGCCATCAACAATTGTGCTGTCTGGCAAGATAACGATTGGCTGTGTCCATCCGTCCTCAAGTATTGATGTGATTAGCAATTCCATCTCAGGCGGTGCGACCTTGTTTGGGTTGTAATCATTGGGCTTCAAGGTATCGCGGTTAACCCACTTGACCTTACTTATTGGTTGCTTCTCAGTATCGTGAACCATTGTCTTGCTCCGTCAATTCTTCCAATGTGATACCCGCTTTGTCTCGGGCGAGGTTTGCATTTGCTGTGACTTGATTGACACGCCTTTGTTTTAGATCGCCGCGATTGGCAATCATGCAAAGGAATTTCCAACTAAGCCCAGTCACCAGATCAGTTTCCGTTTCGTGAATCGGTCTGTTGGTTTTGCTTTTGTGAATGGCGATAAGCCCTGCAATATTTGCCGCGACTTGCGCCCTTAGATGCTTTGGATAAATCTCGAGAAGATCATAAGTCCACTGCCGCCATGTCTTGCCCTGCGGAAGCTCGAGCTTGCCATAGCCGTAAAGCTCAGTGATCGCATAGCGACCGGCTGTTGCCGCACCATGTACGCGACCGATCATCTTGTGCCACATTTGAGGCCAACATTGTGCGTATATCCAAAGACCAGACAGAGGTTCTTCTCCGTATGGTGGACAGACGCGCTGATCGCTTGGCAACTGACCAACCATCGCCATCAAGTCGTAAGAGTGGTTGTAATCCCAACCAAACAATCTTGGTGCTGTCCAAACATCAAATGTTGTCCAATCATAGATCGGGCTTACTGGATAGTTGTGTCCTGCGCGAGGTGCGCCAATCCAGTTGTTCTTTGTTTTCATCGCCACGCTTCGGTAACGACGCAAGCTCTCATCCGCACGAATGCCACGCACATCAGCCACAGTCCCATGCTCAGGACCATAAACCATGTGAGCCACATCAGGGACTGTATCGCCCATCTTGAAGCCTTTAACTTCTTTGACTACATCAGGGTTGTCAGGCATTGGTCTAACCCAGACATCCTTCTTTGTCTCATCCCAACAATACCAATAAGGCTCAGACCTAGAACACGCGTTCCTATGCTTGATAGGGACACACAGCCACTTGAATCTAATGTCTGGGTTCTGCCGCACACGCTCAACATATTCAATCGTCTCAGGATGGATTGCTTCTTCATCCCAGAAATAAACATCAAGCGGTAATTTGTTTTTTTCCTTCGCCACTTGCATGGCAAGGTTCAGACAGACCGTCGAGTCTTTGCCTCCGCTGAAAGAGATCACTACTTTATCAAAGTTATCGAATAAATAGCGGAATCTTTCTACTGCGGCTTCATAGACATTGATGCCCTCAACCACTTCTTTTTTGTGAATTCGTGCCATGTTACTTTGTCTGAATGTCAGGCAATTGATTCGCGCTGATTCCGTCAACGATTGTGCGGTTCAACATTGGATGGAACTGGTGCGTTGGACCATAGTCGCTATCTGGGTGATAAGCCAATACGCGCATTGGTTCTCCGTATGGTGTTTGGAACTTATGCACTCCATCGGTATGTATAACCCAGATCAATCCTGCTTTAAGCTCGATTGATTGCTCAGTACCATCTTCATAAACAACGCATCTGCCGCGACCTGACATAACAATTCCAATGCGATCACTTGGGTGAGTGTGCGCTGTCTGATCAATGTCTGGCGGAAAATACAAAAGATTCAAGCAAGGATCGCCAAGCATGATTGGTGGAATCAGTAAGCTATCTGTGCAACCATCGATGTATTTCAGGCGACCTTTATCTTCTGCGGGTCCACCAACGCTCATCAGTCCCATGTAACCTTCACGGCTCACGACAATACCTTTGCCGCCAAGAATTCGGACACGACCAGGAAAGCATCCGAACATTCCTGCCTTCAGAGTGAAATGCAGATCGTTATAAAGAACTGTCGCTGTGTCCTCATAGCAATAAACATAGTGTGTATCGCCATCAGGCATCGTTATGTGAAAGTCCCATGCAGACAGATAGCTTGGATACTTTCTATCCAACTCAGCAATCTTGCCGTTCTTAAATTCAAATGTTGAAAATGCCTTACTCATTTATGTACTCCTTGCAAATAAACCAAATCGCTTGACTGCTGTTTTCCAGTTGTTTGTCTTTCTTGGCTTTCTTCAATGCCGCAAAAACAACTTCGCGCTGATCGTGATCAAGCATTACGGACAAAGGATAAAGCTCTTGCTTTGGCTTATCTTCCTTGCTTGTCGTGTCAATGTCATCTAGGTCATCTTCATCCTCAACATCTGCCATCGCTTGAATCTTCGCTAAGTCCTGATCGTCAGCAAGCCGAGCCAAGTCCTCGACTGTGAAACCCAGTAGGCTCAGATCAAATTCTTCGAACTCAAGAGTCTGAATCTCTGATGCCAAGAACTCGCTGTCCCATCCTGCATTTAAAGCCAACTTATTGTCAGTGATTACATAAGCTCGCTTCTGATTCTGGTCAAGGTGAGCCAATTCAATTGTCGGAATTTGCTCAAGGTTTAACTTCTGCGCCGCCATCACGCGACCATGACCGGCAATGATGCCGTTGTCTCCGTCTAGCAATACTGGATTGGTGAATCCAAATGCTTTGATCGATGCCGCAATCTGACCAACTTGTTGTTCATTGTGAGTACGGCTGTTCATCGCATAAGGAATTAGCTCAGAAGTTTTTTTGTATTTGATTGTGAGTTTTTTATCCATGAGTCTCCTCAAATGTAATAAGGCATCTTAGCTTATTTTTCTTCTTGTTCATAGAATTTTCGCAAGTCAGGGACTGGCACATCATGAGGCCAGAGTTGAAGCATGATGAGCCGCTGAACTGTTTTGCGATGAGCAACTTGCCAGATAGTTTGTCGCTCCTCTTTAGACAGCTTACTGCCTTGATCGATCTCCATGTGGCATCGGTGACATAGGCTTGCGATTAAATTGTCATCTGCCTTGATTGAACGCCCCTTCCCGCCGCCGAAATTGGTGTGTGCCGCCACTACTGTTCCATCATCCGCGCCGCAATGCTGACAGGCAATTTCCCTAGCATTACGCAATAGGGTCAGGCTTCGGATGTATTTGTGTTTTGGGAATCTCATTTGATCTCTACTACTTTGTCATTGTGTGACTTTATGTAGTCTTTTGTTTTCTGAATCATTTTCTCAAACTCACTTCTTGAAATACTTTGTTGCTGAAGATCAGCGTACTCGAGCAAATCTCTGATTGCTTGGATGCCAATGCCACTCAATCCCATTTTCTTTGACTTCTCATATCGCAATGCCGCCTTATGTAATTCAGCTTGCACCAACGCGCAAGTCTCCAATGCTTCAGGACCAATCCCATGTCGAGCCATCATCTCAGTAAGATTCATTACATCGACTAATGTTCGCCAGTCGCCAACTGTTCCCATGCCGCGAATCATTGCATCGAGTGCCGCTAATTCTGACAAGCGCAATTTGTCCAGTGAGTCTCTGCTCACCAGACTTGCACCAGTGATTGCGTGTTCAATAGGATTGATCAATGCCCATATCTTGCGCTTCTTTGTCTTACGCATTTTTCACAAAACGATTTTGTTTTAAGTTCTTGCCAGTGATCTTTTTATTCCAACATGATTGGCAATTCCACTTAGAACCCATCTCGATACCACCTTCAGGCGGCTTCATCTCATCGCATCTGTCGCAAAGTTTGTATTTATGCAAGGGTTGTTTCGCGCCAAGCCCAATTGAATGCATCATGTGTTCTTCTCCTTAATGCCGTGTGCGGCTTCGATGGCTCGGGCAAATGTATATAGCCGTGTGCCATAGGCGTTAACATCTTCAAGGATTGCGCCTATCTCCTCTTCACTTAGCGGCTTACGCTGTGGTGGGGTGGAGTAGAGAGGTTCCCATCCAAGCGTAAAACGAAAATCATCCTCGGCAGGACAATCAATTTCAACAAGATTTCGTTCTTTGCAAAACCACGCCACAGGCTCATCCGTCAGCGGCTTGCGCTGTGGTGGGGTGGTATAGAGAGGAATAGATTTCGGCATATTCTTTGGCTGTTCATTTCCTCGCACAACATAAGGAACGTCACCATCTTCTCCAGCTTCTAAGTCATAAAGATCATCAATATTGACCCACGCCACAGGCTCATCCTTCGCTTCTAGTGCGGCTTTAATGGCGGTGATGGCTTGCAATTGTTTTTGTTGCGGATACATAGATGTTTCCAAGGCATCTAGCGCCAGCTTCAATGCTTCGTCTTTAGTCATGAGTTGCTCCATACAAGCCAATTAACCCAAGACCAAAAAACACAGAGGATGAAAAATAAAAAACTGTAAACAATCTTATTGCTCATCATTTAACCTTTCTTTATGAACCATTGCAAAGACAACGAATCCTAGAATCATCCAAATCAATCGTGTTGTCTCTGACCATTCTGCGGGGTTTACATCCCATGCGACAACCGCGCACCAGATGTAAACGAACGCATACGATGTAATGAAGTCTTTCCAACTTCTCATTTAAGTTCCATGAACAGCTATGTCAGATAGATCAGCATACGCATGAAAATCTGTTGCTGATAGCGAGAAAATGATTGCGCGTTGTTCATGGTAATTTTCAAGATACATGAACTGCTCAGTCATTGCTTCTTCAAAGTCCCCACAATCCACGGAGGCCCACATCCGATATAAATGGAAACTGGCGCAAAGCTCAAGGAATAATAATTTTCTGATCTTTGTCATAGCAATCCAAAGTCTGATTCATCAAGGTTTAAATAATGGTCGCGCAATTTCATTGATGCTTCCATCTCTAAATCTGCTAACTGTTCTGCACAGAAGATTCCAGTCACATCAATGTTTTCGTGCATGATTTTTTCTATGCTGTCGTTATAGATACCATGCTCATCTGATTCATACGCAATAGTGATTGTGATATCAACGCCACCCTCACCAGTTCTAGTCACAAAATCCCATGTGAAATCCGCCATGATTACTCCAATAAAGACCGAGAACTATCGGCATGACCTAAGTATAAGCGAGCTTACTAGACAAGGCAACTACTCGGCTGACTTTATTTGCATTCGTGCATTCGCTGATTCTGTTCGCCATACTTCTGTCTTCATCTCTGCCGCAGTCATTCGCCACTTCAATGTTTCCTCAATCTCGATAGCCGCCGCCAATCCTTTCAGCAACTCTTGATAGTCAGGATGCGCGTAGGCTTCACGCTCTTGACTGACCGCGCTGTCGAATCCTGCAAGCATCGCCTCTTTCATCAACAATGCTTTTTTAGTCTTGCGGAATTCTTCTAAATAAATGCGATCACTTTTTGCTTTCGCATACTTTGGTGCGTTCGCGACAATGAAGTCAATCGCTTTGTATGGTGTGCTCATTCCAAATCTTCCTTAACTAAGACATGAACCTTCGCTACGGATTCATAAGTTTTCTTTATAAACAACTGGGTGACTTGCGAGTCATCCTCGTAAACAATTCCATTCATTGAATCAAGGAAAGCCTTTGCCACATTGTCAGCATCAGGCTTCTTGATTGGTTTCTCGTCATTTGATAAACAGGCTTCTCGGCGTTTCTTTGAGTAGCTTTGTGGCACTGGCATGGCGATGTAGATATAAACGCTAATAGGCGTTTCTAATGGCGGACAACTGCCCATTGCTTCACGCGCACAGATCGCAATCTCATCTTCATAAGCTCGCGTTTTCTGTGGCGTGTAGGTCTGCACAAATTTTCCGGTATGCCTGAACCTTGGTCGCGCCTTGCCTTGCGGATTCCCGAAGACTTGAAATGTCGTCATGAAAGTCATTTCCTGATTGTCCTTTGTAGATTCATTCTTCTTCTCAAATCATCTGCCGCCGCTTGACCTCTGCGCTTTGCAATGTCAGACAAGATTCCTTGCCACCAGTCGATCGCCTCGCCAAGTCCCTCCTCCATTTGCCGCTTCTTGAATCTCGCTATCCACTCGCGAGCTTCGCAGTCTTTGAAATGTTCCATGTCCATCGATATCACCAGTTAGTTCGAGTGCCGTGTTAATCATCGCAAGACTGTAATCCGCACCATGCCTAACCTCAGTCAATATCGTTTGAGCTTGGTGATAGTTCATTCTTCGCCTTTATGTCTCGTTTCAATTGCTCGAGCTTTGCCAATGCTTCGGCTTTCACTCGCGCACCTTCTATCTGCTCATGCAATGTCGGCTGTCGCTCAATCACTGGCACTTGCTTCACAGGAATCTGCGGTCCTGCATTGCAGTATTCGCGGAAAGTAATCGCGCTTGGCGGGAACTCTCCCTTCAGTCTGCTTATCGCATAGTCAAGGCTCGGCTTGTAAGTCAGGAATCTGCCAAGCTGTTCCTTCCATACTTGGCGAACAATCAGCGGGTCAACATTCTGCCAATTGGTTTCAAAGCGCGAGCCGTATATCGCATTCATCACAGAGAAAATGTAATCAAAGCCAGAGTCTTGATCACAAAAGTCTTGGTCGTTGTGCATCTTCTACCTCCATTGTTTCGCTAGGTTTCTGCCAAAAAGGTTTTGGTGTCGATAAGCCTCGAGTCAATTGAGCCATAGTGCTTTGTCGTTGTTCAACATTGCTCAACTTTTCCTTGACCCAGTTTGCATCGAACCCAATCCATCCTTTCATGCAACAGTGAGAGATCGCTTTCTCCAATGTCCATCCGGCTTTGGTAGCTTCACGCACCAAGCCCTTGAGTGCTGTCTCTGTCAGTGGCTTTCGTTGCCGATTACGCAAGGTTAAAAAGTCATCCCACAATTCAACTGGAAAACCTTCAGGTTTTACGGCGACCTTCTTCTCTCTCTTTGTCTCTGCCTTTGTCTCTCTCTCTGTCTCTGTCTCTGGGATAGCATCGTGCAAGCGTTCTGCTAGCACTCCGCTAGAGACAATAAAAAAACCTTTATCAATCAAAGGCTTCAATCCATCTTCATATTCTTTTGGCGTGATGTGCAATCTGAATACAAGCTCATCAAGTGAGCCATCAAAGATTCCATCTTTCTGTTCACTCGCTAGCAACCAGAGCATCGGCGCTATCGCTTTGCTAGCAAGAGGCAAGCGCATGAATGCTCTGTCGTTCAGTAAATCGCGATGAAGTTTTATCCACGGCGGGCATCGGTCTTTGTAATGTTGAAAGACTGCCCAATTCTTCGGCTGTAAAAGCATAGTGGTCTCATTTCCAATTCTCCCAGAAAGAAACAATCGGCAGGAGGGGAGACTTCTCTTTTCGACATGGTGATCAAGCCGTGTCTAGCCGTGTTTCAAATCGAGTATCAGCTACATCAATTTTTTTTGCAATCCATTTTTCAAATACACATCGCCAGTCACTCAAGACCAGCTACTGGTTTGCAATCAGCGAAGGATTATTCAGTAACAAACCACTCAGGTTTGATCGCCTTCAACTGAAAGACCCTCATAGGAGGAACATCCTCTCCCCATTGGGAGATCGCGGGTCGGCTGATACCTAGCAGCTCAGCGAGTTGCTTGATAGAGCCAGCTTTTTCGATAGCAATTTGTGTTTTCATGCAGTAATTTTAAGTCGGATTAGCGAAAAAGCAACACATTTTTAAGCCATCTTCATTGGGAGTTAGGGTAATCACCTACAAATATTTTTAATTTAAGAC